CTTGGTAACCTCGGCACGCTCTATCTAATTCCAGAGGGATGCGTGCTCGGGGTCTTGTACAACGTAGGAGAGAAGACCATGAACAAAGCAGAAGTTCTCGACCGCCTCACCACCTGGATCAAGTCCGAAGTCGAAAGCGCGATCCCGGGCAAGGGCGATTCCGAAGCCTCGGTCGACGCACTCACGGAACTCGCCGAGTCCATCGCCGCGACTGACGAGGACGCAGTCTTCGAGATGCTGGGGATCTCGGACGAGGACGAGCCCGGCAACGAATCCGAAGGGGACTAACTTGCCGAAGATCATCTACCCGTTGGAAGGGGACTCCCAGGTCGAGGAAGTCCGGTTCTACCTGTATGACGGGTACGCGCGGACAGCGTGGGGCCAGGTGAGAGTGCGCCGGGAGAAGAACCCCGACGTACTCGTCCTGGAAGGGAATATGATCGGCCAGGACGTCTGTTGCCACGATCCTCGTCTACGCGGTGCCCAGGTGGGGCAAGACGAATTCGATCCGGACGTTGCTAACCCACGGGTTCAAGCCGATCATCATCGGCACAGACCAGGGGGCTGCAATGGGCCAACAGACCCTCGCGGACGTGGATGTCCCGATTATCCCTGTTCGGAATTGGGATGAGGCCGTACTTGTCTTCGCCGAACTGAGTAAGAAAGAAGGCAAGTGCCAGTACGCGGGAGAGTTCTACGACACGATCGTTCTCGACTCGCTCTCCGGAATGGGTGACATCTGGATGGCGAAGGGCATGGAGGTCATGAACTGGACGGAAGTGGGAGTAGCCCACCCAGGACATGATCCGAGGAGGATCTACGCGTATGTCCCGGAGAAGGGACGCCAGACCGTGAAGGCGTTGACGAACCAAAAGGCCCACTTGATTCTCCTGTGTCGCGAGACCATGCAGGAGGAGACGGTGAACGACGTTCGGAACACGTACCCAGCTCCCGAGCTCCCAGGGGCCAAGCTCCCACGGGAACTCCCGGGCTGGATCGACGGCGTCTTGTTCGGCAAGTTCATGAACCAGCAACGGGTCATGATGACGGAGGCAGAAGGGAAGATCGTAGCGGGGATCCGTGCGCCACTGGGCCAACGGTTCCCGAAGTACATCGTCCCGGACTACGGCCTCCTGATCAAGGCAATGATGGGCGACGCCCAAGCGCTTGCACAGTGCAAGGCTGAGGTCGGACCCAAGATGAAAGTCGGGGCGAGTGCCCCGGCACCGGTCGTTAACAGCAAGCCAACCGTAGGAGTATAGCATGCCAACCGTAGAAGGTCTCCGTCTCGGAGACATGAGCAAGGGTGAGCCCGTCCCGGAAGGAATCTACCACGTCCGCATCGCGAAGATCACGATGAAGACGCCGGAGCCGAAGGAGAAGAACCCGGATCCGTGGCCGTACTTCAACTTGGACTTCGTGATCGCCGCGGATCCCCGGACTCCCGAGGAACTCCAGGGCCGGCACGTGTTCGACATCAACACGCTGGAGCCGGGCAAGAACTTCGCTGCCAGGCAGCTGGCCGTGGCCGTGTTCGGGGACGCGGATGACGAACTCGACGTCATCGAGAAGTTCACAGAGGGTGCCTTCCAGGACGCGGAGCTCCAGATCGCCGTCAAGGTGCAGAAGGAAGGGAAGGGCGCCGACGGCAAGTGGTACGATGCGCGGAACCAGGTTGCCAAGCGGATGGCGATCCAGTCCTAGGGACTACGTCACTGGGTAGCACCCCTACTAGTGACGTCGAGACGGGCGAGTAACCTCTCGTGGGCAGTGTTAAGCTCCACCGCACTCCGTCGAAGTGTGGAGCATCTTTTAGAACGGAGGCCAACATGTTCAGTGCGAAAGCGGCTTCGCTCGACCAGATCAGAGCGACGAACAAGGTACCAGAAGCTGAAGACATGCATGTTTTCGAAGCCGGTGCACGGCGGTCAGAGATCAAACCACGGTACGACCTCATTCCGTCACTAGCGCTCGAACGGCTCGCTAGGAGGTATGCTCTGGGGGCGAGTAAGTACGGGGAGCACAACTGGCAGAAAGGTCTGCCACTGTCCGACACGTACAACCACGCCATCGAGCACTTGCTGAAGGCGAAAGAGATCATGTTATCCGGGGAGTTGTTCCCTGGGGAGACTCCCGACGATGATCTTGCGGCGGCAATGTGGGGGTTGTGCACGTTGATGTGGTACCAGGAGCGTGCGAAGTGAACGATCCGATTTCCTTCGTTCTCCGGGGTCTCCGCTTCGAAATCAAACTAAACCCCCAAGACCGAGTGTCCCACGACTTCCTCGTTCGACACCAGCAGGAATTGCACACGGCGGTGCACGAAGCCGTCATGAACGTAACCACGGCGTGGAGAGGCGAATCCTATGAAGATTACCGTGACGCACGAAACGTCGACCGGACACAGACTGATGAATTACGCGGGCAAGTGCCGGCACCCGCACGGACACAATTACCTCTGGCAGGTCTCGATCGAGGGGCGGATGGACGACGTACAGCAGGGACTCCTGGTGGACTTCTCCGATCTGAAGGGCGCGGTGCGCGAGGTGCTAAACAAGTTCGACCACGCGTTCGTCCTGCGAAGCGACGACTACGCTCTCGCTAACTGGCTAGTAGACAACGATCACGCACTCGTCGTCCTGAACGTGAATCCGACCGCCGAGAACCTCGCTCAGCTCGTCGCAGACGAACTCCGTGGGTTCCTGGGACTTCGGTTCGACGTCCACGTCACAGTGTGGGAGACGTCCAAGAACTCGGCTGAGGCCTACGGACAAGTGGACCGAGTCATCCAGGTGATCGAGGTGCGTAATGTCCCAGTCATTTGATCCGACGTATGACGTCGTCGAAATCTTCCACAGCGTGCAAGGTGAAGGCCTCTACGCAGGCACCCCGATGACCTTCATCCGCTTTGTCGGGTGTAGCGTCGGCAAGAAGATCTGCCACCACTGCGATACGGACTTTGACACGGCCCTGAACTGGAAGGGTGGGGGCCGGTTCTCCGTTGAGGAACTCGCAGGGAAGGTTCCGGAAGCGATGCAGCACGTGTGTTTCACGGGAGGTGAGCCCCTAAACCAGACTCTCTTTCCTCTCGTAGACGCACTGCTCCAGAGGGGCAAATCCCTGCACATGGAGACGTCGGGAACTGTCCACTCGGAGGAGCTCAGAACACTTGCGCCGAACGTCTACATCTGCGTGAGTCCGAAGCCTGGGTTCTTGGACACGGTGATCCGGCTCGCCGACGAGATCAAGGTCATCGTCCCAGGGCTCGGGAATGGCCCCGGTTGGCCGTCCTTAAAAGACGCCATAGACTGGGCGGAAGGCGGGAAGCTCGTGTACATCCAACCACGGAACGCAAAGCACGACGTCGACCAGTTGAACTTGCGCACGTGCCTCGACCTCGTACAAGCGTACCCGAGCCTTCGCCTAAGCGTGCAACTCCACAAGTTCCTGGTGGTGCAGTGATGCGACCCGTCCACGACATCGCTCGTGCCGTGCTTCGGATCCAGGGGCAAGTGAAGCACGTGCTCGTCGCATTCATCCAGCACGGCCATTCGGACTCCGGGTACCGGTACGAGGGCGTCTGTCCCATGTGTGCGGCTACGCTCGGGTACTTCGAAGAGGCAATCGATGCTATGGGCATGCCGGAGGAAATCCACCTCACGGAACTGCTCAACTCGCTCATGCAGCAGCGCATGCAACATTTCGAAGCATGCCCCCGTAAGGGAGCGTTCCGGCTCTCCGTGTTCCGGACCGACAAGCCACTACAAACTGAGCAGAAGGACGTGACCCTATGAATGCGAAGAAAATGCAGGCTGGTGTCAAGCTCTTGCTCGACGGGATGGGTGTTCCACTGACAGACCCGGATTTCAAGGACACTCCACGCCGCGTCGCCCGGATGTACACGGAGATGTTCAAGCAGGAGAAGCTCCGGACGAAGGAAGTGAGTTTTCCAGCCACATACACCGAGATGATCGTGCTGCGGAACCACCACGTCTTCACGATGTGCCCACACCACCTCATGCCGGTCGAACTCGTCGTCACGATTGGATACGTCCCACGGAAGACAGTACTCGGCCTGAGCAAGCTTGGCCGGGTTGCCCAGTTCCCGCTCACCAAGCCCTTGAAACAAGAAGAATACACGGACTCCGTCGCCTGGAAGCTTCACCAGATCTGTGATCCGCTCGGGGTCGGCGTCTACGTAGTCGGCCAACACGGGTGCATGCGGTACCGCGGGTTGAAAACAACGGGGGACGTGGTCACGCAGAGGCTGCGGGGACAGTTCCTGCATAACGTCGCCATGCGGCAGGAGTTCACGGACATCATTCGGCACGGAAACGGTGGTCACTGATGGACAAGGTTAAGGAGAAACCTACCCACTGCATCGGGTGTCCGTTGTACGATGCTCCTGGGCCAGTGCCCGGACACGGCCCGCCGAAGGCTTCCGTGATGGCGGTGGGCGAGGCCCCTGGGCATGATGAGGTTACGTATACGGGACGGCCGTTTACCGGAGGCAGTGGCCGGCTCCTGGAAGGTCTCATGGGCAAGTCGGGGCTCAAGCCGGACGGTGTGTACTTTACGAACACGGTGAAGTGCAGGCCCCTGCTAAAGAACGTGGACGG